TCGGACGGAGAATTTGTCTTTACTGCCAAAGCTGTAGAAGAAATCGGAGCTGATAATTTAAAAGCAATGATGGATGAAGCAGAAATGAAAGCAGGAGAAAGACAAGGTTTTGCTGAAGGAGATGTTGTTGAAGAAGATAATGTTACAATGCCTGTTGAAAAACAGCCAATGAAACAAGACATCAGAGTCACTAAAGAAACCGTTGGAGCTCAAGCAGGAATGTTAGAGCAAAACGATTTAGTTGATGATGAAGTTAAAAAATCTATGTTTCGACAAAACAGATTCTTAGGTTAAACAACCAACGATAGAGCTACCCAAATTAATTACTTGGCACTCTATCAAATTAAACCAAAAGGCTACCTTTACATACAAGCCCTCTAGTCGACATAGAGCTACCTTGTGAACATAAGCCCCTCTAGGAGAAAGAAGATGACTAATACAGTCAATAAAGAAGAAGTACCAAACCCTTATAACGCAAAGAAGGATTGGCACACCGGTGAAGATAAAGCCTTTGTATCATCAAACGCTGTTTATTTTGAAGAGCCACAGAACAAGCTTTTCAATAATGATGACATTACCCAAGTGGAGAGTGTCAACACTGAAGAACTGGAAACTGTTAAGGATAGTCCTTATAAGAAACCAGACTACAAGAAACGATATGATGATTTAAAAAAGCATTATGATTCTAAACTTAATCAATTTAAGTCTAGAGAACAAGAGTTAATAGAAGAAGCTACTAAAAATAGACCAACCTATAAAGCTCCTAAATCTCCAGAAGACTTAGAAAAATTTAAGAATGAGTATCCTGATGTATACGATGTCGTAGAAACTGTAGCTCATATGCAATCTGAGACTAAAGCAAAAGTTCTAGAAGAACGCCTTAGTAAACTCCAAGAACGCGAGACACAGTTAGTACGAGAAAGTGCAGAACAAAGACTTCAAGAGAAGCATCCTGATTTTGAAGATATTAAAAACAGTGATGATTTTCATGGTTGGGCAAAAGAACAGCATACATCTATCCAAGATTGGATATATAATAACGCTGATGATGCTGACCTAGCTTCACGTGCTCTTGATTTGTTTAAGAAGGATATAGGTATAGAACCTACAGTGATTAAGTCATCTTCTAAAAAACCGACTAAGCAATCTGCTGCGGATATGGTCTCTACTAAAACACAAAGTATAGAACCCAATCAACAGAAGATTTGGTCATTAAGGGAGATTGATGCCATGAGTGTACAGCAATTTGATAAATTTGAAAAAGAAATATCAGACGCTATGCAAGAAGGCAGAATCTCAGATTAACTATTAAATAAAGGAGAAGTATCATGGCTCAATTTTTTGAACCGTCAACGGATACAAATGGTAACTTTGGAAACTCAGTTGCTGGACAAACAAATAGTTTCTTCCTACCTTCGGTTTACTCTAAAAAGGTAATGAACTTTTTTAGGAAAGCCTCGGTTATTGAAGCTATTACTAACACCGACTATGCCGGTGAAATATCATCTTTCGGAGATTCCGTAAAGATAATTAAAGAACCTGTAATTACTGTGTCAGACTACACAAGAAATACAGATACTACGCAACAAATGCTAACAGACCAAGAGATTTCTCTTGTTGTTGATAGTGCTAAAGCTTTTAAATTCATCGTAGATGATATCGAAAGCAATATGTCACATGTCAACTTCAAAGAAATTGCTTCGTCTTCAGCTGCTTATGCATTGAAAGATTCATATGACGCTGCTGTGTTAGCAACTATGTTTGCAGGATGTTCTGCAACTACACCTAATCACATTTTAGGTGCTGACAGTGCAACTGATTTAGCTGCTGGAGTCTTTGATGGCTCGGGTGCTGCTGATTTAGGAGCGTCCGAAACTGACCCTCTAGACCTAATGGCTAGAATGGCAAGACTACTTGACGAGCAAAATGTACCTGAAGAAGGTAGATGGTTCGTTGCTAGTCCTGACTTCTACGAAGTATTAGGACAATCTAGTTCTAAATTGTTGTCTGTAGACTACAATGCTGGACAAGGTTCAATTAGAAACGGTTTAGTTTCTAGTGGAAAACTAAGAGGATTTGATATGTACAAGTCAAACAACATTGCTGCAACATCTAATGCTGCTGGTAAATGTCTTGCTGGACATATTAGTTCTACTGCAACTGCTAACACTATTCTTTCTACTGAAGTATTAAGAGACCAAACATCGTTTGGTGATATAGTGAGAGGCTTACATGTCTATGGTGCTAAAGTACTTAGAGATGAAGCTATTGTAAGTGCATTCTACGGTATTGACTAAGTTGTCAAACTCGGGGGAGGCTTCGGTCTCCTCCACTTTTTAAATATAATAAAGGAGAAAATTATGGGAAGTGCAAATCCAAAATTAAGAAACAAAGCTAGTGGGAAAAAATCTAAAGATATGGCGAAAGGCGATACAGCAACAGGAATGAGAGTAGTATCGGCTGTAGCAACTGGTGGTAAAAGCGAAGTAAAAAGAGCAATTAAAAGAGCTATGAAGTCTACAGGTGGAACAGCTAATAAAAGAATGGGATATAAAAAAGGTGGCGAAGTAATGCCCAAAGCTAAACCTTGCTAAAATTAAAAGTTAAAGGTATAAAATAATGGCTACAACATATTTAGATTTAACAAACGAAGCATTAAGAGAACTCAATGAGTTACCTTTAACTTCAGCAAACTTTACAAACGCTATAGGTATTCAGAAGTTTGTAAAAGATTCTATTAATAAATCAATATTTGATATAGCTAATGAAGAACCACAGTTACCCTTCTTTGCTTCTAACGTAAGTGGAAGTACAGACCCTTTTTATGGGAATGTTACCGTTGCAACAACAGCCGGAACAAGATGGTATACTTTAAAGTCTGGTAGTTCTAATATCACTACAGACTACGCATCAGTAGATTGGGATGACTTTTATCTCACTACTATTAATGTTGATGGAGAAACAGCTCCATTTGTTTCTAGAGGCTTAAAGTTTTTAACTTTAGCAGACTGGAAAAGATATTACAGAGATAGCGAGAACGCAGATGATGCTGACTCACAAAATTATGGTGAGCCTAGATTTGTAATCAAGTCTCCAGACAATAGAAAACTTGGGCTAAGTCCCATACCCGACAAGGTTTATAATATACATTTTTATGCATTTGTAAAACCAACAGCTTTAGTAGACCACGGGGATACTATAGTTTTACCAGAACAGTACAGTAATGTAATAACAGCTAGAGTAAGATATTACATTTGGCAGTTTAAAGAAAGTCCACAACAAGCAGCTTTTGCTTTAGATGACTATAAGAAAGGAATGAAGTATATGAAATCTAATCTTATGAATCCTGCTCCTAAATACATGACAGATGATAGGACCTACTTTTAAAATATGGCACGTTCACAACCTTATACAGTAGCTTGTTCAGGTGGTTTGATAACATCAGCCAACTCAATTGACCTACTTAAGACTCCGGGAGTAGCTAGAGAACTTAGAAACTTTGAAGTCTCTATAGAAGGTGGATACAGACGTATTAATGGATTTACTAAACTTGGAGCCGGTGACGCTGTAAGACCTACAGGAGGAGCTGCTACAATACTAGGAGTTCAGCCTTACGCAGATGGTGTTGTAACTACTGCAGGTACTAATGTTTATTTTTCACAAGATGGTATTACTTGGTTACAGATAAATAAGTTATCTGCTAGTGGTGGAGACAACTATTCAACCTTTACAGGTAAATCAGTATCTGCTAGAACTGGACAAGGGCAATGTCAGTTTGCAATCTTTGAAGCTGCTGGTGAAGATTACGGAACTATTATAATATCAGACGGAACTAACAAACCTTTTAGTTTTAGAATGGAAGGAACAGGTACAGCTCTAAGCAGCAGAACATACTTTACAGAAGAGATAACAGTTACAGGTACAAAGGGTGTACAGTTTATTACAGCCCATGACCATCATTTAATAGCTGCTGGTGTAACAGATAATGAAAACACAGTATACTATAGTGTTAATTTAGACCCTACATCTTTCTCAGGAACTGGTGCAGGTTCTGTAACTATATCAGATAAGATAGTAGGCATTAAAGGTTTCCGTCAAGACTTATTTATATTCTGTGAAAACAGCATACATAAGCTGATAAATATAAATGACTCTAGTACTGTAGCAGTTGTTCCTGTTGCAGAAAGTGTAGGATGTTTAAGCGGTTACAGTATTCAAGAGATTGGTGGTGACTTAATCTTCTTAGCTCCAGATGGGCTTAGAACAGTTGCTGGTACAGCGAGAATTGGTGATGTTGAGTTAGGCACAGTTAGTAAAGCTATACAGCCTCTTATTACTTCACTAGCTTCTAAAATAGATGACTACGTTATTAGTAGTGTAGTACTAAGAGAAAAATCACAGTACAGATTATTTTATACAGATTTAACAAGAGACTCTGCAGAACAACAAGGAATCATAGGCACATTAAGACCTAACGGATTTGAATGGTCTCAGACCAGAGGATTAGAAATAACAGAGGTTGGTTCAGGCTTTAACAAAGATGGTATAGAAAAATATTATCATGGCTCTGATACCGGTTATATTTATTTACACGATACTGGTAACAACTTTGATGGCTCTGCAATCTTGGCAAGATACTCTACACCTGATTACGATTATGGTGACTTAGGAACTTTAAAAACTTTACACTATTTAAAAGTTTCAACAAGTACAGAGGGTATTGTAGAACCAGATGTTCAAGTAAGATTTGAGTATGGTAACACAGACATACCTCAACCGTCAGAACTTTTTGACTTAGGAATAGTAAACCCTCCGTCAATATTTGGTGAAGCTTTGTTTGGAACTAACGTATTTGGTGGAGCTGAGAATCCAATGTTAAGAGTACCTTTACAGGGCAGTGGAACAAGTAACAATTTTACATTTATTAGTGAGGACACAAAAGCTCCTTACACAATTAACGGTCTCTACGTAGACTTTATACCTTCAGGCAGGAGATAACACAGATGGCAATAACAAAAGTAACCGGTTCATTATTAGGTAACTATACGGTAGGAACAAGTAACGTAGTTGTAGGTAA